GTCTTAATTACGGATACCGCCGTATTGCTTTTGCTGACCCTATGCGTGAGGCTTTGCTTAGACTCAACCCTAAGTTGGATAGCATCACACATGTAGCACACCGCGTTGAGGACTACGGCTGGGACTTGACTAAGAAAGACCCTGAGGTGCGCCGTCTATTGCAGGTACTAGGTACTGAGGTTGGTCGCAAGATGTTCGGTGAAAACTTTTGGATTGACATAGCCTTATCAGGTATTAAGTCAGAAGATAAAGTTGTTATCTCGGATGTGCGCTTTCCTAATGAGGCTGATGCAATCAAGAAACTTGGTGGTTCTCTTTGGCGTATCAACCGACACAACCATAGCGCTGTCAATGGTCATGCATCAGAGCATGCGATGGATAACTATATGTTTAGTCATGTTATCTACAACGATGGAACTCTTGATGACTTGAGTGATGAAGTGTTCATGCTTGCTAAGGAATTAAACTTAGGTTCTTAAAACATAAGAAAGCCCGCCAGAGACAGGAGAGAATCTAGCGGGCTTTGTTCTTATTGTATCATGGATTGTGCTGTGGGTCTGCGATAGCCAATCCTAAAGTCTTTCTCATCTTGTGTCGCATCGGTGGTGTAGTGCCACCCCATACGCCGTACCTTTCGTGGGCTAAGCCCCACTCCAAGCAAGCATCCATCGCTGGACAATCGGCACACATGCGTTTGAACATGCGCTCCTCATCACGACTGAATAGTTCTTGCGCTGGGTAAAAGACATCGGTATCTATGCCTCTACATATTGCTCTATCCCAAAGGCGTGGGTTGTATCTTAAGACATAAGACACTAACCCTTTGCCGTATCTATTGAGGCTACCTCTTACTGCGATAACTCGGTGGTGCTTGGGTTGAAACTTCATGTCTTAATACCAACCCTTCGCTAGGTGGTGAGCGTATGCCCTGCATACACCCTTGCTTCCATACCTGTGCTTGATATAGCGCAAGCCCGCATCAACCTGCTTCATGCCATCACGCGTGGGCTTCACCTTGATATTCTTCCATGTGCTGTTAAGCAACTGAGGTATCCCCGTTGCACTAGACTGCTTGTTCTTGGCTTCGGGTCGCCAGTTTGACTCGCGCATCCACAGTTCATAAAGGCATGGGTACTGCTCAAGCATGTCCATCTCGGTTAATCTGTCTATCGCATAGCGTTGGTAATCGTTCTGATAGTAGGCAATTACCTTGCCATGTGGTGGCTTCACGATGAAGGTGGCTGGCTCTTTGAGCATGAGTACCAAGGCAAGTACGATGGCGGATACAATCCACAGTCGGGCGTGCGGGTGAATCTGTCTTAAGTTATCAAGCATTACTCTCCAACTTTCTCTCGGCTTCGCTGTGCAAGAAGGTATCTATTGCCCTCTCCTCTAACTCTTTCTGTATTAAGACACAGGTGTTGCACTTCTCATACATATAGTTGATTGTCTTAGGGTTGATTACTGTTGTCTTGCAACGCAAGCACTCCATCAAGACTGTCATGGTGTCTCCTTCTTGGTGTGTGCTTGAAGTGAATCAAGGAAGTAGCCAACGCTCATCTGCCCATCTTCCTCAATCTTATCTGCCCATGCAGGTGCCTGAATCCAACGCCCTTCCAAGTCCAGCCATTGAATATCAAAGCCATCGTGGTAATCCCAATGCAGGATAACTCGTATCTCTTGCCCATCAAAGGTGATGTTCATGTCCTTGTCATAGGCTGTTTCTGTCTTAAGTAATGCACCTACCTGTAGTTCCATTGTCTGCTCTCCTGTCTTAGTTGTCACCGAACATCTCCTCTAGTGTGTCGTATGGTGAATCGGGTTCTGTATCTTCTTCGTCTTTGCCAAGGGCTATGTCGTCACCCTCTAGGTACTGTGGCTCGCTCACTTGCTATCTCCTGTCTTTAGTTGGTTGAGTAAGTTTTCCATAACGCCCTGCCAATAGTCAAACGATTCATTGTCTTTGGTTGCGTTGCGTTGCTCACGCGCTCGCCTTGCGAGGCGCTGTATCTGCATGCGTTCTTTGTCGTTCATGTCTTAAGCCACAACTTTCTTATCAACAACTGACTGCTGACATAGAACTACATGGCTGTGCTTGCATGTGCATTGAGGCGCACGATTCTTGGTTCGTCTTGTAACTATCTCGATAGATGAATCGCATGAGGTGCATACATACCAGTAAGCGACCCACTCTTTTGTCAATGTAGTCATTAGCCATACACCACCTCTCCAAGTACAGCCACCTGTAGCACAGCATCACCGCAGATAGCATCGTAATCATCGAAGTCGAACAAGTCCATAGACACCTGCTCGTTGGCAATAGGTAAGGCTTTTGCTAACTCCTCAATGCCAACTACTTTTTCTGTCTTAAGTAATGACACCTCATCTATGGCAACCAGTCTGACCTGACCGATGACATCCCATGATGTATCACCAAGGTATTCAATCTCGTGCCAATGAGTCCCAAAGGATTCAAAGGCTGAGCCAAAGACTGCATCCCATAGTTCCTGCTTGTTAATCTCTACCGAGATTGTAATCTTTTCATCTGACATGTTAGTTATCTCCTGTCTTAAGTACGAACCCTGCGTAGTATCCATCTTTGATGTCGTTCTTCATCCATTGTTCTGCGTTGGCTGTCCACTTATCAACATCTACTGTTCGGCTCACGCCGTTCTGTGTGACTGTATAGGTGGTGCCTTCTGTCGTGATTGTGTCCCCGTTAGGGTGTGTCCATGTTGCCATTGTGTTTCTCCTGTTCTTGTTGGTAGTTGTATTTAACTCTCGCCACCTATGCGGTGTCAAGGATTTAGCATGTGATGTTGGTCACACTCTGTCTTAATACCGAGGGTATCCATCAGGGCAACCAACTCGGTCAACCAAACATGATTCGGGTATGTCCCAAACTCCCATCGCATTTGTGATTGCAAAGAGGGCGGTTAGTATTAAGACATAAATCAGGATTGCTCTGACCCGCTTGCCTCGTCTGTTTAGTTTCATCGGTTGTACTCCTTTGCATGTGAGCATTGGGATAGGGGGATAAGGCAGTCACCGCAGATTGTCTCGGTCACGATGCCACCGCCTGAACTGTTGGCATGCTTGCCTTGAGTGCGTTGGTAATCTTCTGCATTTCCTCGATATTGAATCCGCCAAGGCGGTCATAAGATGAGACATATCCACCAGTAATCTGTCTTAATACAGCATAGAATTCTTCTCTGATTGGTGTCTCTTGCTTTTCCTGATTGCGCTTGGCGATACGGCGTAGGCGCTCTGCTCTGATGTCCTTGGTTGGTCGCTCTTTACGGCGCTGAACCATGCGCTTGATGACCGCCCAGTATTCATCTCGAATATCCATGAGGCGAAAGTCTGTGCGATAGCATTGGATTCCTGTCCTGTCCTCGCGCTTGTGGGTAGGGCAGTCGAATCCGTAGGTCGGGCAGTTGGTCATATAAACCTGACTCTGATTTCTGTAGTAAGACACAGGCTTTCCATCTTCACCTGTGACTATGTAGAAACGATTGCGTGCGTGCTGTATGTGTGTTCTGTAAACTGAATCATGGTATGTCTCCATGCCATTGTTGCGTGATGTTACATAGTAGGCAACGCCTACCTTGAGTTCTGCTTTCTTCACTTGCTTCTCCTGTCGTGATAAGGCGGAGAGACTTTCTCCCCTGCCTTGTGCCCCAATGGTGGCATGACCACCTCGGTTTCTTCAACATTTGGGGCTGTGATATTCATCACATGGTTTTCTTCTGTCTTAAGTCACGCCTCCTCTGTAATCTTCACGATGGTGCATGCTTGCTTGTTAGCCTCAAGCATGGCTTTAATCTCTGCCATTTTTTCCATGCTGTTGGTCGTGTTGAGTCCTGAAAAGGTGCCACGCTTTGAGTAGATTTCGTATGTGATTTTCATTACGCCACCTCGCTTTCTGTCTTAAGTCCGATGTAATGGCGGGCGATGTCATCAAATACATCTGTTCCCCAGCCGAGCAGAAGTTGGCTCATAAGGTCGGCAGTAACGCCACCTCGTGGGTGTCCTGACATGTCGCGCAGATTCTGAATCGTTGCGCCGATTGCGTTCTCGTAATCTTCCTTTAACTTGTCCGCCATCTTTGAAACCGATTTCATCTCTGCCAATTTCATGTGCATTGTGTAGGCGGTTTGATTGTTATCAACTACGAGCAGGTAATCGCTTACGAATTGCTCGCGTGCTGTTGGTCGTGCTGTCATCTGTTCTATCTCCTGTCTTAATACACAACCTGCGCGGTGCCTGTTGTGGTCTTGCTTGGTGCAACCTTCTCACGATTCGGCTCCCGATTGTGGGATTTCCGATGTGATGTTGGTCACACCTAACCCTCAACTTGAGGTTGAGAGTTCGTGCCCCCGTTGGATTGTGAATCCGTACCCTGTCGGCGGGGGCTGTCTTATGTCTTAAGACACAACCTCTTTCTTTGTTAGTGAATCCTTCCAAATCTCGTGAGCGATTGCCTGAGTGTCGCGGTAATCGTTATCCGATAGGTCAGACATCAAGAGACGGCGGTTGTAGGCTTCTTGGCTCGCGCCGTTGGTGCCTTTGACCCATAGGCGGATTGCTTCATCTTGCAGGGCGGGGGCGATGAGTTTCATCATGGCGTGAAACGCCTCGCGTTCTGCCTTGTCGCCTTCTATCTGTTGAGATAGTCGCCATGTGATTGGTGTGCCAAATCCATCTTCTTTGCGGGATTCTTCCCATTGTTCGCGGATATTGCTCATCTTCTTTTCTCCTGTCGTTTTATGTCTTAAGTCAGAGAGACTTTCTCTCTAACTCGTGCCCCCGCTAGGTCTTGAACCTGCGCCGACTTAATCGGTGCGGGGGCTTTTCTGTCTTAAGCCTCGGTGAATAGCCCCTCGCATGATTCACAACGCACGCCCGCTTTGATGACTGAGGCGCTTGCGCGGATTATCTGCTCACAATCGCAAGTGGCTTTGATGAGGTTGGTGTTTCTGCCCTTCTTCTTAGCCTGCTCGCCACCAAGGGCAACCAAATCAAACGCGTTGGCAAGAACCTTGAGCGCCTTGTTCCAACGCTTAGCGCCAAACTCGGTCAACTCGGTTGCAGCGTGCCCCTTGCCTTTGATTTCTATGGTCTTAAGACCTAACGCCTCGGCTTGTGTCTTGAACTTTGCATTGTGGTACTGATTCGCTGAGCAATCCTGCACGCCGTTAGCGTGATTCAAAGAGTGCGCCACCTCGTGGAGGAGGGTGCTTAGCAATTCCTCGGGGGTTGTGAAATGTTCAAGATTGAAAGCAATCTCGTTGAAAGATTCCTCGCCTGCCTTCCATGGTGTGGAGGGGGTGAAATGACCTTTGCGCCCCTTCAAATCGCGGGTGACTAGCAAAGTGGCGCGGGGTGCGCCTGTTTCTGCCTTGATGAGTTCATGAGCAGATTCAAGCGCCTTGGTGATTGTTGAAAGCGCCTCCGCCTTGGTTGTTGCCTTGCCTGCCTTGGTTGCTGTTGCTGTTGTCATGTTCTGTTCTCCTGTTCTTTCTTAAGCCCGATTTGAGCCATAGGAGATTTATACGCGCCTCGATTGAGCGCGGTCAAATCCAAATGAGCGTGAGTCGAAAAAAACTTTGTGAGATGCATCACATCGCGCCAAGCGTGCGTGTGTCTCAAATAGTGAGACGGCAAGCGGGGCAGGCTCAAGCAAGGCAGGCGATGCGGGGGGCGCGGGGCATATTGAGCGCGAGTGAATCAAGAGTGAAAGCCAAGCCATGACCTAGCAATCAAAGCCAAGCCCTCAAGCCCTGCAAAGCAAAGAGCAGGGAGCATGGAAAGTAGATGAGTGAGCGTGCATGGCTCACCCCAGGATTGTTAAATCCGTGGTGTGTATGTGTATGTGTATCTACCCACATAACTTTGATAGTTCTGGGGTCACTATATGCCTCTGACCAGCACTTTTGCCGTAGGCAAAAAACCCGTAAAAAAACTTTGGACAAAAGTGTCCGCTAAGGACCTTTTGGACACCTATAGTATAAGTGAGAGGCGAAATAATCGGAGCCTCTCCACACACTAGCAGCGACCCTGGGGGTCGCACCCTAAGAGAAGCCCTAACCTTCGGCTTCGTTTAGACTACGCCTACGGTTAGGAGATACACCCGAAACTTCCTTTACTGCGTTTCGGTATGCCTATGGAGAGAAAAAGAACAACTGCTGCTAGCCATCGAAGCGATGCTATCAAGAAGCAGATTATCGAATTCCTAATGGAGGGGTACTCTGTCCAACGAGCCATGGATGCCGTTGGTCGTAGCGTTAAGACCTACGAATACTACCGAAAGATAGACCAGGAGTTTGCCACCCAGGTAGATAAAGTCCGTAGTATGACTGCCCGTGGTGAAATAGGCGGGGCTAGAGGGGAAGTACCACCCTTCCCTGAATTCTCAGAAAAATTTTTAGGCACTCAGGTATTTAAACACCAAGAGCATTGGATTGACCTATTAGAGGGTAGAGAACCTTCGGATGTCCATCCTGCCATTACCCATGAACAGGGTAGCCCAGATTTATTAATTGTTAACACCCCACCAGAACACGCAAAGTCAACGACCATTACGGTCAACTATGCGGTCTATCGGATTTGCCAGAACCCTAATATCAGAATAATGGTTGTGTCTAAGACACAGGCTATGGCGCAAAAGTTCCTGCTCTCCATAAAGAACAGACTTACGCATCCAAAGTATCAGGACTTGCAACTTACCTTTGGTCCGCCAGGGGGATTCCAAAAAGGCTCTGATTCATGGAAGCAGGACTTAATTTACCTATCCTCTGAATCAAGAGACTCAGGCGAAAAGGACCCTACCGTACAGGCTATCGGTATCCGTGGTCATATCTACGGCGCTCGTGCTGACTTAATCATCATGGATGACTGTGTTGACCATACCAACGCCCATGAGTTTGAGAAGCAGATTGACTGGATTCAGTCGGAAGTTATGTCCCGTATTGATAACGATGGTGGTCGCCTTCTTGTAATTGGTACCCGCCTTCGCCCAAGGGACTTGTACTCAGAGTTACGCGACCCTGCTCGCTACCCTGATGAGACTTCCCCATGGACTTACTTTGCACAACCTGCAGTTTTAGAATTTGACGAGGACCCTGAAAAATGGACAACCCTCTGGGCTAAGACCAACATGCCACCCGTATCGGGCAATGGAGTACCTGACGAGAACGGTCTGTATGCCAAGTGGGATGGACCTGCACTTCATAAGAAGCGCTCTCGCATCTCACCTAACTTGTGGGCTATGGTTTACCAACAGCAACAGGTCCACGAAGATTCAGCATTTCCTACCACAGCGGTTAAGGGCATCATCAATGGCGCTCGTAACATCGGCACAATACCTAAGGGTAAGAACGGTGTTCGCTACAACGGTATGGATGGATTGATTGTAGTCGCAGGGCTAGACCCCGCAGGCTCTGGTTACACAGCAGCCGTATGTCTAGCACTTGATGTCTCTACACAGAAGCGCTACCTGCTAGATGTATCTAACAAGGCAGCGATGAAGCCAGATGAAATCAGAGAACTGATTAAGGGCTGGACAGATAAATATCGAGTTTCTGAGTGGCGAGTTGAGAAGAACGCTTTTCAAACTATGTTGACTCAGGACCGTGAGGTACGGGAATACCTGTCGTCACGGGGTGCAATTTTACGCGAACATCATACGGGTCAAAACAAATGGGACACCAACTTCGGAGTTGCATCCCTGACGACCCTCTTTCACGGTTGGGAAGATGGCAATGCTCTTATTGAGTTCCCATCAACCCATGCATCAGAAGGTTTAAAGACTCTTATCGAGCAACTTGTTACCTGGTATCCAGATGCGCCTAAGTCGCAAAAGACGGATACCGTCATGGCTTTCTGGTTTGCTGAACTTGGCTGTCGAGACAGACTTGTTAATGCAAGCAACTTCGCAAAATCACACAATCGTATGAATATGTTTCATACAAAGTACGACCAATCACGACAGATTACTGTCAACTTAAATGACTACAACTATTCATAGAACTGGAGGTGGGTGCGATTCTAACTGTAGATGAAATTAAAGATAACTTCCTCGTTGTCAAGCAGGTTTTTGCCGAGCGTGACAGTCGCATGGAAGATGTCCTCCTAGTTCGTAAAGGTCGCATGCGCGATGTGTACCCTGATTTGTTCCCAGATGGTCCTTTCGAGAACCCTATCGTGGCAAACATGGTGGATATTTCAGCGCGTGACCTATCAGAAGTTATCGCCCCACTACCCGCATTTAACTGCAACTCACCTACAATGGTTTCTGAGAAGGAACGCAAGAAGGCTGATAAGCGTGAAGAGATTGTCAACGGCATTGTTGACTTCTCTGACCTACAAACCCAGATGTTTAATGCAGCGGACCGCTATGTAACATACGGATTCGTACCTGCACAGGTTGAATATGACCTAGATGCACAGATGCCACGCATCCGCTTCTTAGATTCTTACGGTTCATACCCAATGATTGACCGCTTTGGTCGAGTTCAGTATTTCTATCAGCGTATTCAGAAGTCTGTAACTGAGTTGATGGCTGCATACCCAGAGTATGCCCACATCATTTACGACAAAGATGAGAACATTGACCAATCTTTGATTGAAGTCGTGCGCTATCACGACAAAGACCAGGATGTTTTGTTCATCCCGTCACGCAATAACCTTGTAATTGACCGAGCAAAGAACTCACTCGGCGAAGTAATGATTCGTGTCGTACAGCGCCCATCTATTGACAACCAATCACGCGGTCAATTTGATGATGTACTTGCAATTCAAGTTGCTAAGGCACGCTATGCGCTTCTATCTCTTGAGGCAGCGACTAAGGCAGTACAGGCTCCTATCGTAGTTCCACGCGATGTGTCAGATTTAGCCCTTGGTCCAGATGCTGTTATCCAAACAGAGCGCCCACAGGATGTACGCCGTGTATCTATTGAAATTCCTGGCGGAACATTTGCTCAACAGCAGGTTCTCGAAGGCGAACTACGCCTAGGCTCACGCTATCCTGAATCTCGTACAGGTAACATTGATGCTTCAATCGTTACAGGTCGTGGTGTTCAGGCACTTATGGGTGGCTTTGATACACAGATTAAGACAGCACATGCAATGTTTGCGCGTGTATTTGTTGAATTGCTCAGCCTTGCACTTAAGGTTGATGAAAAAGTTTTTGGTGATGTAGAGAAGAACCTACGCGGTACACGCAACGGTACTCCTTACAACATTAAGTACAAGCCAAAGCGTG